GAACAGAATAACCCGATAGGAATGGTCGCTGATTAGGGCATAAAACTTTGAAAGGAAACAAAAGCTCATGCCATTTATCAGCAGGCGTTCCTGATAACATCAAACATGGAATATCTGGAAACTTCTGTCGTAATTGCAATGCTAACTTAGATACCTTTGCTTTATTTGATTTCAAACGATGGGCTTCATCAAAAATGATAAAGTCAAATGTTTGAAATCTATCATCAGTCATACGATTTCTGAAGGTCTCATATGACATGATTGTAAATATGCTGGGATTTAATCCATATGTCTGTATCTCATCTTGCCAAGATATAAAGACATTTTTAGGACACACCACAAGTATATTATTACTATGCAGTGTGTCCACACAGGCACAAGCAAACCTTGTCTTGCCTGTGCCTGTGTCCCAATAAGCATACATCTTCTTCAAGGATTGGAATAAATTTACACCATCCTTTTGATGTTTCCAAAGAGACATATCTTATCCTTTCATGAATTAAAATGGCAACTCATCGTCTTCTTCTGTGTGCTGTGGGATTTCTGATTCACCTTTGTTGTAACTTGTAAGCATTTCTTTAATGTTCTCATAATTAGTTTTTAATACTTCATCTTCTATCTTTATCTCTTCACTGACACCCTTAATTTCAGGTGTGTAATATACAATGGAACCCTTTTTATTTTTCTTTAATCCCATTGATACTTCTTTTAACAAAGGTGGATTTTTGCCGAAATACTCAATCCAAGCCTTAATTGCAGACCCTTTCATGGGAAACCAAGACAGAATATACCTATCTGGCATTTCAGTATAGCCAAAGACCACTTGAATATAGGTCATCTTGGCACCCTGTTTTTCAAGACTGTCTGCTATCTCTGTTAACGGTTTCCTTGTGATTAAACAGGAAGCATTCTTAAGATTTTTAGGCACATCTATTGGAGATAGATACTTCAAGGTTTCAGTATCTACATCAAAATAAAGATACTGTCCTCGAATAGCTAAAACCGTAAAGTTTATCTTGTCACCTAAAGTCATATCTCCCATGGCTTTTTCATTCATGATAAACTTGCCCTGCTGATGATTGATTTTAATCATCGGTAATCCCAAAGACCTACCGGCCTTCAATCCATTTGACTCTTCATTTCTAATCTGCTCTTTGATACTCATGGTAAAACCTCCTTTTATTTTCTTTGTTCAAAACTTCTTATGATATAATTAAAATTCTTATCTGGTGAATTTATTTTATAAGTATAATCAATACCTGATAACTGATAAATATCTACCAGCTTACCACATACTTTCAGTAATGGAACTAACTGATAAGCATACACCGTCAAATCTAATTCTTTACCAGCATCTATCGCACAATTCATCCTCCTTTTTCTTAAGTTATCATTACTGACTATCTCAGCTTGTTGATTTTTTGCTTTAATTGTTACTGGAACATCTCCTTTACCAAAGGTTGCATACTCAATATCTTGTAACAAAGCTTTAGAAGCAAACCCTGAAAAACAATCCACACATAATTTAATAAAATCCTGCACTGGTGGAAACTCTTTTGTAATACCACACACCATCCTATATGCACCATAATCAAAGAGAATATAATCACCATGCACCTTAACAAGAATATCAGTATCTCTTTGCTTCTTAATCTTTGTCAACCAAGCTATCGCATCTCTTGGCACAACTACACAACCAAACGGCCATGCAGTAGCCATTTCAACATCGTAATACATCAAGCGCATACTATCAGTGCGTAAAATTAATAAACTATTGGATTGTAAAGGGTGTCTATTGAAAACTACACTATTAAAATAAGTATCTTTCAAACCTTTTGTTGGTGAAATAATTTTAATTAAATCACTTACATAGTCAATAACTACTGAAGGTAACTGCAAACCTTTATCAAATTCAAATGTATTTAATATCTGAATATAACTGTCGTCTGGTGCTAATGAATAGTTATCATATAATAAATTACCATTATACAAAAACTTAAGTTTATCATTATTATACTTAAAAGTAATAAACTTATTTTTATCAAGAGTCTTAAATGCAGACAATAATTCCAAAACATGAGGAATACTAAACATGCCTCGACCTATACATTCTTCCACATCAATGTAAGCATAATAATCACTATACTTATAATGATTATTATTGTTAGCTTTAACAGATAAACAAAGTTCACATTGTTTACTTGAGATAACACGACAATTTAAGTCATAACAATACTTCGGATAACTTAACTTAACTTTAGACAATATGTTTAATTTAGTAAGTAACTTATTGACTTGACAAGTAATTTCTATCATAATTTTATCCTCCTTTTAATTTTATACTTTCTTATTTCCTACAACTTGTAACGATATAATAAAAATCCTTATCTGATGAAGTAATTACATACAAATCTTTACTGAAAAGTAATTGATTTACGAATACCTTATCACCACAATTCTGTAAAATAGAAGTTAAAAATTTATTTTTTATATTCCATTCAAATTCTTTCTCTAACACACAATTTACACGCCTTATCCTTGGCTCATCATTCCAATTAGAAATAACCAATTCTTTATTTTCAGATTTTATAGTGACAGCACTATTCATATCACCAATCGTTGCGTACTCAACAGCCTTAAGAAACGGCTCCTTTGAAACGATGAAAACCAAATCAACATCTGCTTTAATAAAATCAGCAACATTCATAAAATTTTTATCAACTAAACATACAACACGATAATCATCATACTCTAATAATAAACCATGGTCATGAATCTTAATTAACACACTCTTGTTATTTTTCTTTTTTAATTTGGAAAACCAAGTCATGACCTCTTCAGGAACCACAATACAACCAAATGGCCATTCAGTATCCAATGGAATAGGATAATACATCAATCTAATCGCATCGGTTCGCATCAAAACTAAACTATTGGATTGTAAAGGGTTTTTATCAAAAACAATACTGTTAAAACGTGCATCTTGTGAATCTTTTTTTCTTGGAATAACCTTAAGTAAATTACTTGTATAATCAAGTAATGCTGAAGGTAACGTAAACCCTGTTTCAAATTCAAAGGTGTTTAATAGCTGAATATGACTATCATCTGGAACTTCTGAAGCACCCTTAAAAATTACATCATCACCATATAAAACAGTTACTTTCTTATCATCAAATCGAATTGCTATATAATCATGCTGACCAATAGTTTTAAGTATCTCAAGTAACTCAATGAATGATGGTATCACAAACATACCACTACCTTCGCAAGTAACATTACCAAGATAAGCATAATAATCAGTATATGTAGAATACTGATTATAATTAAAGTCAAAACATAAACATAACTCACACAAATTATTATGCTCGTCAACCCTAACCGAAATAGGTGCCAAAAATTTCTTTGAACCTAACTTGACTTTAGATAAGACCGTCAATTTTTTCACCAATTCTTTTACTTGACAAGTAATTTCTATCATAATCTCACCTCACAATGAATTTAATAAATTTAATAACAAATTCACAAGCTAAAACTATTGACATAAAACCTAACAAACACAATCCAAACATAAACATTACTTCCATAATTTACATCTCCTTTTATTGAAGTATTTTATTAAATGTGCTTCATAACTGCCGGTAATTATGTTTGATATTGCCAAGGAAGGGACTCGAACCCTTAAGGCTTTACAGCCAAGAGATTTTAAGTCTCTTGTGTTTACCTATTTCACCACCTTGGCATCTAACTCTGCTTCATCCAATAAACCTTCAGTAAGTTTATCCGGATAACCTTCCGAATACACTATCCTAATAATCCCTGCATTGATTAACATTTTAGCACAGATTACACAAGGAAACGTTGTGCAATATAATGTTGCACCATCAACAGAAAAACCAAGCTTGGCTGCTTGTATCAAGGCGTTCTGCTCCGCATGAAGACCTCGACACAATTCATGCCGTTCTCCCGATGGTATACCCATCTTGTCACGCATACAACCTGTATCTTGACAATGCCGAAGACCTGAAGGCGCTCCATTATAGCCCGTGGCTAAAATCCTCTTATCCTTGACCAATACTGCCCCAACCTTACGCCTTAAACAAGTCGACCGACTGGCCACCATATCAGCTAAAGACAAAAAATAATCATCCCAAGAGGGTCTGCTAAAACTCATGATAGGCTCCTTTAATTTTCATTAAACCCTAAAATCTAACCCTTGTCAAGGGATTTTTAGACCCCACGTCTTTATCCTATAAAAACCCACTTAAATCTAAAATCAATTCTAATGCCCTTAAATGCCACCAGGAGGAGACTTGCTAAAAAAAGAATAATATCCTACCAGGATAACGCTAAAGTCTTTTCCTGCTGGCATTTAAGACCGTTAAAATGGCAATCCTACTATTGAACAAGGATGGAATAGCAAAGGTCATATTTAACGATTCCATCCTTGCCCATATATGGCCATGATATTTCATGTGCTGTTAAATCATGCTTTGGGAAGACAATTTTCAAAACCTTTCGCCAAGCGTCAAAAAAATCAGCACCACAAATGATTTGGATTACCGTGTTATGAAAGGTGATGTCATAACACGGTATGCCATACAATTGTAAATGTTTAATTATAAATTCTTTTTCCATCATCGTATCACTTCAACATACAACATAACCCTAAAAATATCATTCAGTTCTTTTACATCAAACAAAACATGTTCTTGTGTCCCAGACCATATTTCACCATAACTGCTTTTCTCTTCAAATTCAAATCCTGCATTTTTAAGACAAGTCGTAATTTTCTTCGCCAACAAAGACGGTGTCAAATGACTTAATCTAATTTTCATTGTTTTATTCTCCTTTCATAAACCTATACTGCAACAAAGCACCAGACAATGACAAGTAAATCGTGTCAATATACTTTTGATTGTAAATATGCCACTCACTCCATATAACAGTGGTCGTTATGACTGGCATTTTTAACATAACCAACCCATCACCAAGATACTTCACTTCAACATCCTTATCAAATGGAGCTAAAAGTTTTTCAAAAGTAAAATAAAATATATACTTCTTTTTACCGGTGATATACAACTGAACATGACTATTTGGATTATAAGAAATAATCTCATACTTGTCACCAACAGCCATGCCATACTGCCCTTGCAACAACGTTTGATGGGCTTGAATCCATATCGAACGATTTTTTCTCATATCAAACTCCTTTCATAATATAAAAATTTACAAAATAAAATCCTTTTTCTAATGTCCCATAATTCCAAGACAATTCTGTCTTGTCAAGCAAAACATCAATCAATAACTCATCAAACTGCCAAGTCTTGACCTTGAGTGACCAAACAGCCAAGACTTTACCATCACATACATAACTTGTTTTTACAGACATCAGCTGAAACTCAATGCCGATGTTTGTAAAAATATTAAACAAATCTATAGTATTCATTATTTTTTCACCATAAACTTAAATCGTTTAATAGCTTCTTTTTTGTATAGCCAAAAACTGTTGAGAAATAACATATGAAATGTGAAATGAGTTAGCATAATTCAATCCCTTTCTTTTATTTGTTAAAAGTTTTTAAATACAACCGTGCCTTTATCTGTAACGCCCAGGATAGTTGTTTTTTGATGTAAATAATCTAATACAAAATCTTGTTGTTCAACGTCTGTTAACTTATTGTCAACAACAAGTTTATAATCATAAATAATTTCTTTAACTGTTTGCTCACAAAACTCACACCTAAAGGATACAGGGTCAAATTCGATTTCTTGGCCCGTTTCCCTTTCTAATTCTGACAAATAATCCCAAATTATTTCCAATCCGTTATAGGTTCACTATGCATTCCGTCTATAAAATCATACTTCGATAGTGTATATTTCATTTTATATTTCCTTTCTTTTTAATTAAAAAATTTGAAAAACAATAGTGCCTATATTAGTGGCACCTAAAACTTTTGTTTCTTTGCTCAAATAATTGATAGCTAAAGATTTTTTATCAGCCTCACTTAAACCCTGCCAATCAATGCCGAAAAACTCTAAAATTTCCTCAAAATAACTTTCTGAAAAAACTTCCCTGATTTCATCAGGATTAGAAATAATTTCTTTATAATTACTTCCGTCATAAGACGTCAAATAATTATAAATAATATCTAACCCTTGAGTGGAAAATAAATTAACTGGGGCTATCTGCATTTTTTTAATAAAATCAGTTTTAGATAAAGGTTTCATTTTTTTAAGTCCTCCCTTGTTTTATTATTTGCTTAAATAGCTTTATAGACTCTTTTTTTGTATAACCGAAAAATTGCCGTGTTACCAAATAGCAGTCCATTATATCTGAAATAATCCATTGACACAAAAATCCCGCCTGTAGTCTTAAACACGGTAGGCGGGGTGATGGACACCAAATACACCGGTGTGCCATCGTAAACCACGAAATGCTGACAAGTAAACATACTTAATTCTCCTTTAAAATTTTAAATTAAATTAAACAAAAAAAACCTTTTTAAGGGGCAATGACAAACGTCACGCCCCTTAAAAAGGTTTAGACTTTCCGCCAACCTGTGTCAACCCCCTCTCGGGTGCCGACTAAAAATTTCCAACCTTGTTTCTCAGGCCAGTTAACTGGCCTGAGAATGAAAGGTTTCGGGGACTGCATTACTGCAATCCCCTCAACATGGTAAATAGCCACGTCTTCCCCCTCTACCACTTCCCACCATCTAGAAGTCAAAAAAATGAACTCATGTCCTTCTTGAATAAGGATTGCGTCATAATGTTCTGCAAAATCAGTGGTAGAAATCACTCGCAACCCTCTAAAAATACCACCGACCTCACTCACAACAGAGTTAAACGGGAAAAATACTTTAATAAGATTTCCGTTCACATTGCGCCAATAAGTATCATTCATTTCACTCATTTTCTTAATCCCCTTTCAAATATGAATTTTAACTACATGGTTGAATACACAATATCATATTCAATTTATCATGTCAAGAGCTTTTTTTGATTTAATTAAATAATAATTTTATAAAAATCGTATTACTTGAATAATCAAGGAAACAGGGAAAGACAACGGCATGGCAGAGCAGGGCAGGGCATGGCAGAGCAGGGCCCGGCATGGCAGAGCAGGGCCCGGCATGGCAGAGCAGGGCCCTGCATGGCAGAGCAGGGCCAAGGATAAGAAATATAAAAAATCAGCAAAAATTGTTGTTTTCCCTAATAAAATCAAACAGTTATAACGTTTTTTTTGTATATTGTAAAAAACAAAAATTTAGCAAATGACTTCGAGTTTTATTTAATAATATCAGATATTTACATTGCAAAAATAAGCAAAAAAAGTATCATAAAATGGATTATATAAGGTTTTGAGGCGCTGGAAAAAGTAGTAGTAGTAGTAGTAGTAGTAGTAGTAGTAGTAGTAGTAGTAGTAGTAGTAGTAGTAGTAGTAGTAGAAATAGAAATAAAATATATTCTTTATTATTATATATTATGTTCACTTTTTGTTCATTTTCTTGACTCCATAAAACCCTGATTTTATTCAATCTTTTTGTGGGGCTCTTTTCTTTGATTCCGAGGTCGATTTGGGGTCTATATAAAAATTTTTAATAGCGAAAAATCGACTAACTTTTTAACAATTCGCTATTAAAAAATTTTATTTATAGTAATAAATTTTATAGGTGAAAATTTTCTTAATTAAATCAATACGTTATAAGGGCTGTTTATAACATATTGATTTTATTGCGTTTTGAAATGAAAATTTACAAGTAACTTGTAAATTCATAATTTTATAGTTACTATAGGTTTTACCTATATGTGCAATTTTTGCACTTTTTCATAAACATTTTTAAGTTAACAAATTTAATTAACTTTTTTAATACAGGGAAAAGTGCAAAAATTGCACTATAAAATAAATTATTTAATGTTAAGAATGTTTCAGTTTTATGTCGTATAACTTCCATTATGTAAAATTCCAAGATTTTCAAAGATTACTTTTAACTTTAGAATGTTACTGCCAAGCCATGCTCATGCAAGCGGCGGCAAGCGGGTCCAAGCCAAGCCATGCCGGGCCCGGCCTGCCAAGCCAAGTCAATTCTTTTTCAAGCCAAGCCATGTTTATGCAAGCGGGCCCAAGCCAAGCCAAGTCAATTCTTTTCCAAGCCATGGCATGCCAAGTTAAGCCAAGTGCAGCTAAATGAAAACAAGAGGCGTTTTGCGAATTTTTGCGGCGGCGGGGAGGGCATAATGAAATTTCCCAAAACGCAAAACGCCCACAGGCCTCTTCTTTCTTACTATCCGTATCTGCGCAAAATTAGCTATATAATGCGAGGCTTTTATTTTCCATTGATTAAATTCCTTAACTTTTTTTTCTTGACAAATAAAATTTTAGTTGTATAATATATTGACAGATATATTTTAGTGTAGTATAAATGAAGTAACCTATAATCCAATATAGGTTAATCAAATTCTTTGGCGAGGGTTTAATAATGGATAATACGTTTAAGTCCAGTTTAGATAATGTTAGTATAGTTCAGAACACAGACAATAATACATTTCAGTTTAATACTACTGAAGGTTTTGAGAAGCAAGAAGAAAATAAAGCTAAAGATAGTATTTTAGCTGGTGATGACAGAGATTTGATTTTATTATCCACGTCAGGAAGTAAACTTCTTGGTTATAATGAAGTAAAGGCTTTTGTATTAGGGGCTAAAAATAGGGCTGTATCTGCTTGTACATTACGTCAAATGAAGGTAATAGACTACCTTCGTGAGTTAAATGGCAATTCAATAATAACAGAACCTGATTTAGAAACAGGAAATTGGAGGACTAATGTTAAGTCTTCTTTGTTTTTTCAGAAAGTTATTTTCATATCTTTGTATTTACGTAGTCTATTAAAATCAGCTCAAGAGAATTTTATCAGTTTCAATTCGGAAGACCCTATTCTTCCTTCCTTGTATAAGAAGATTTTTGATATAGCAGCGAGTAAGACAAATTTTTATGAAGCTATAGAGAAGAGTTTGTTTTACAGTGTTTTATCTTCGTATTTATCTCTTGAGATAAAGTGTGATTATGTTGTTAATGAGTTAGGTGAGGTTACACAAGATGTATCGGTAAAATCTATACATCCTTTGCTTTGTAATTTTAATGAAGATAAGACGATAATCGAAGTTATAAACTATATACCATACGAGGTTGCGTATAAGCATAATTTAGTATGGGATTATCCAGTAGAGGATTTGAAACCTTATTATAAAACAAAAGAAGTTGACAAAGTCTTCTATAATGTAGTATCAACAGATCCTTCTTATTCAGCTTCTGTTAAGGTATCTGATGTTTATTGTAGGTTTGTTAGTCCTGATTTTGTATCTTCTTTGTATAAGTTTACAGTAGTGAATGATATATATTTGGTCTCGTATTCTCTTGTGTCTGATTTAGATAGTGGAGTTCCTATTATCTTTGAGAGTTTTTACAGTGATGATGTGCAGGTATCTTTTGCAGATTTGGTATGGGATTATTTCAAAGAGGATTCGAGATTTTTAAGGGGTATAGTAGATAGGGGAGTTTTGTCCACTGCGTCTGGATTTAACTTAAATACACAGGCATTAGCTGAAGGAGAGAATACAATAACTATATCTCCATTTACAGTTGTTAAGTCAATAGGAGAGAAGCCAGCTGTATCAACGTTTCAATTAGCTTCATTTGACCCTAATCTTCTTCCTGTTAGGCAGCTTTTGGTTAATGAAGTTCAGAATATAACTGGAATGACGGAGTTTTTGATGGGTATGCCTACATCTAAAGGTCGTCCTACTGCTAAAGAAGTTTCCTTGAAAACTCAGCAGAATTCTGAAATGATTTCAACTATTATATCAAGGATAGAGAGTAGTTTCTTTGTTAAGGCTGCAAAGAAGATGTTAGCTTTATATTGTTTGTATAAATTTGACGATGTAAAAGATTTGCTTAATGATAATGAGAATCAAGTTCTTGTTGAGAAAATGGCTTCATCGCAAGAATATACTGACACTAATAAAGTATTGTATAGAATGTTATTAGATGGAGTATCAATTACAGTTAATGGTATGACTACTTTAGTTAAGTCACAGAATGAAGTTCAGAGTATAATGGAGTTTGTGCAAGTGTGTGCACAATTAGGTTTAACTCCTTATATAGATATGGTTATGGTATTTAAGGAATTGTTTAAGCGTATGAATCTTCCTTCTGATTTTGTTAGGATACCCACGCAAGAAGAGATGGTTGCTATGGCTCAACAGCAGCAGGCTCAGCAGCAGAAGTTACAAGAAGTTAGTGCGAAGGTTGGTAATGAGGTTATATCTGATAAAGATTTACTTAAGACAACACTTGGTAATAAGAATGGTAATATATTTAGTTCGATACTTCAAATGGTTTCTGGGGGGCAATAATGGATTTATCTTTGGTTATGTCATTTTTGTTTTTCCTTTGTGGATTTTTGGTATGTTGTTTAGTTGTGTTAGTTTGTTTTGTTTATAATATAAAAACAGACATGAAAAAGTTATTGAAATGTGTTGATGGTTTATGTGGTGATAATAAAATTAAGATTAAATCAGATATAGGTAGTAATATATCTATATCTGGAAGTGATATAAATAAACTTCGTGATTTTTTTATTCCGAAGGTGAATACTAATGAATGAATTCCATCAAGATTTAGATTTTGACAGAGATATATTTAGCAGTAAAGATGGTTTCTTGACATATAAAGGTATAGAAATTGGTCGTAAATGGGGCAGGTCTATTTACATAGAGTATTCATCTGACATATCTGTATTAGATGTGTTGATTATAGATTTGATAGACAAGTTAAATTTCTATGATGCAGTTGCATTATCTGATTTAGATAGGCCTAATAGGTTTTATTTTGTTACAAGGAATGGTTTTAATGTGTATTTTACTATGTCTGTATATGCTTATAATTATATAGAGAAGACTTATTTTAATAAATTATTAAAGCGTTCAGTGTTTACATGTGATGCTCCTTGGTTAAGTAATGCTTCTAGGTTATATTTAATAGAGCAGAATAAGTTAACATTTGAGCAGTCTGACGATATAGATGAGCAAGTATGGAAAGAGGCTATTAAATAAATATGGCTACAGACATAGTCAAATATACTCCAGCTACTAAAGGTGATTTGGTAGCTGATAAAGTTAAAGACTTAAAAAATTTAATAAATTTTATTCAAAACAAGACAGAGTCTTTGAGTGCATGCAGGGATGAGATAGACACTACTCTTCTTGTTACGCAGGTTCAGATAATTCAGGAGTTATTGAATAAGTTGGAACGTGTTGAGTTAAACATGGTTTCAAACAGGACTGATATATTTTCCAAGGTAGATAATGAGTATTTGAAGAGGAAGTTATTAGCAGAGGTAGATAAGGTTTATTTGCAGGCCATGAAGATAAAAGTTGATTTATTGAATGCTATATCGAATATGGGTAAGACAAAAGAGGAAGCTAAAGTTATGGTTCCTGTGCAGATAAATGTTATGGCGCAGGAGTCTAATATACCTGTAGTAGAGGATTTATGATATGAATACTAAACCTTTGACATATAATAAAATAGACAATGCTGATGTTAATGTTATATCTTGGAACACTATATCGAGTCAATTTAATTCTTGGTCAGATTTAAGTAATAGTTATGTGTGGTCTGTTTTAGCTGGGGCTTTATCTTATATCCAACCTGAAACATTGAGTTTATTTTATATCTTTGATACTGAAATTATTAAAGGTTCTACCATAGATATAAAATTTCCTTGTGTTGTTAGGATGTCTGTTGGTTCTAATGAAGTTATTTTTGTTAGTAAGAATAATGTCAAAGTTTTGACTATAGGTAAAGAGTTTGTTGTAGGTGATTATTTTGTAATTAAGGTTAATGATGATAAGTTATTTTTTACGCAGTATGCAGATAATTTAGTTAGTAGGTTTATCACTTCATCTGTTAATAGAATTATACAGGGCTTATTTAATGTAGCGGCTAATTTTTATACTAATATGTTACGTTTAGTCTTGACAAATCCTATGTTTAATGTTATACAAAAGTTAACAACAAATTTATTAAGACAAATTTTGATTAGTAATAATTCAAATTTTGTTATAAAGATAAGCTCTAAATTATGTTATAGTGAGTCTTTATCAAGATGGTATGAAAGGTTTTGTAATAATGTTTGGACTGATAGAAATTATTGGTGTGATGCTAAGAGTGTTATAAGGGATAGATTTTTAATTTCTGAGATTTACAAAGCTACAATTTCATACAATAATCCAAAACAGGTTTGGTGGCAGTGGTTTCCTGGTGATGTTTGGTCAGCGAGAGGGACTTGGTCATGAATGTAGTATCTATCAAACAATTTCCATTAGATAGTTTCTTTGGTGATGGTGTTATTTACACTGCAAGTAAAGGTATTCAGTTACCTTACACTAAGCAATCATTTTCAATTCCTATAGTATTACAGGATTTAATAGATACTGCTGCATTTAAGTTTAATGTTTATTATAATAATTTCTTTGTTTATCAGTCAGGTAATAATGTTATCTGTTCTTTTTACTCTAATGGAGTATTGAAATATACAGTTACAGTTACTCAATATCTTGGTCAGTTAATGTTTGGTAATCAATTTTATTTCTTTTATCAAGATAGTAATAACTTAAAATGTGTTGTAATAGATTTATCTTCTTATATTGCAAAAACTATTATAGTTACATTAAATGGTGCTTCAGTAATATGTCTTAAGATTAGGCAGTTTACTTCACAGTTATTTTCTATTATATCAGCAAATCCAACCACTGTTAATCTGTTGACTATGTTAGATGCAGCTTCTATATCTTCTGCTAATAATGGTTCAACAGTTAATTTAATACCTTTTACTTATTCAGCTGTTGCTAATCCAACATTAAACATAGATTGTATTTATAAAGATAATGTAGTTCATCTTTTTGGTGATGATGGTACTGTTGAGTTTAAGTTAAACATAGGTGATTTTACTTATTTAAGTATGGTAAGAGTTTTGCAGTATAGGCAAACTCCATTTGAGACAATGGATAGCATAACTGAATTAGGTCAGGGTTTGCAATACTTATATACTTTGAATAATAATTTTTATAAGTTTTATAATAAGATATATCAGAATTACTTATGGATGGATAGTAGTGGTAAGAATATATTTTTAGGTGTATCATATCATTACTTAAGTCCTGTGTGTTATTATGATTTCCTTAAGCAGACTGTTAATTTCTTGACATTTGATTTGATGGATGATGGTAAGCAAGGTAGTTTATTTTACAGTTTTGGGTGTAATGTATTATATCCTAATAAACCATTTTATGTGCAAAGTGTAAAAGTAGATTATGGTGAGTATTTTGATACAGGTGATTATGAGTTTACGTTTGATGTTATGTATAAAGGTGTTAATAGAGTTTTTCCGTTTAAGGGTGATTTTATGAGAACAACATATCCTGTATCTATTTGGTCTGATAGGTGTTATTTTTCTTTGGTATCTAATTACTCTGGTTTAATAAGAAACATTGAATTTAGTGTTGGTTAGTTATGATAAAATTTTTTAATAAAAATTTGAAAGTAGATAAAGGAGTTGTTATATTAGTGAAAGGTAGTTGGATTGTATCAATAGTAATGGTATCTAATACTACTGATATAAATCCAAGTGATTATGGTGCTGATTTTGGGATTTTATTATTGGAGGGTTAGGTGATATGGCTAACACATGGTATATATCTTTAGGTAATTATTTGAAAACTACATTACAAGGGGTTTACATTGGTTTGATATTAAGTAATGGTAATGAGGTTAGTGGTGGTAGTTATGCAAGAGTTCAATGTAATTCTTTGAGTGTATCAGAAGATGCTACTTATATCAATTTAACAAATAGTGTTGCTGTTACATATCCAGTTGCTACAGCTGATTGGGCTACTCAGGCTACATATGCTATAACTCAAATAGGTTTATATGATGCTTTGACAGGTGGTAATTTACTTGGGACTTATACATTAGGTTTTAATAAGTATTGTTATAATGGTGACCAGGTTACTATACCTGTTGGTAGTCATAAAATTTATTTTACTAAATCAGTTTAAGGAGTTTATATATGTTTTATTCTAATCCTTTTAGACCTAACTTAAACCAGCAAGGTGTTATTTTACAGGATATACAAAGGGCAAATGATAGTTTTTATTCCTTGAGTCAGACATATGTAAATGGTGATGTTGCTTCTGGTAAAGTTTTGTTAGCAGCAACTGCTGATAATGCTTACAATGCTAATCATGCTACCAGTTCAGATAATGCAACAAATGCTAACTACGCTACAACAGCAGATAGCGCTACTAATGCAACAAATGCTAATCATGCTACAATAGCAGATAGCGCTACCAACGCTAATTATGCTACAAGTGCTGATAGTTCAACTTATGCTAAGAAAGCAATTATAACAGCTTCTACTTCATACAATTTAGGGCAGTACGATGGACTTAAAATTTATTCCAATACACCGTCTTTAGTTATTCAAAATCAATGGGGTGTTAATGATTATGGTGATAAAGGTATATTTGAGATTGATTTAATTTTGGGTGGTTCTGCTGGTTTTATATTTTTTTGGGCACCTAATAATGTAAATTATAGTAATACTAATTTTAAGCAACAAGGTACTCAAATATCTCAACAAGCTGCACCTGTTACAAGCGCTAATAATAGTCTATGGAATGGGTTTGGTATTACAACGCCTTATTTGTCTGGTGCTATAAAATCATTTATAAAAATGCGAGTTTGTTGTAATACAGACCATAAATACGTTCAATACCAAGCTAATGCTTATAATTTAAGTGCAAATACTTATAATCAAGAAATAGGTCATATATTTTGGAATGATAGCACAAGTTGGGAGACTGTAGGTGGTATGTATTTAGTTGATTCAAATTATAATTTAATATCTTCAGGTTATATTTCAGGAGTAATAAGGAGGGTTTTATAAATGGCTTACAATTCAGCTCCGTTTCGTCCAAATGCAACAGACCCAGATACAATACCTGTTGACTTAAATAATGCTAATACTGATTTTACGTTACTTGGTCAGTGTTTTATTAGTAATGACCCTACTACAGCTAAAGCTAAAGACAGTGATAAAGTTGATGGTATAGACTCAACACAATTAGCAAGGGTTGATACAATTCCTACATTTACAGGAGGAAGTGGTGCTAATGAAGGTGGTGAGATACATTTATCTAAACCACCAACAACTACTTTGTTAGGCGATATAGCTATTGATATTAATAATTCATTGTATAGAGTTTTTGCAACTAACTCTAAATCACAGTCATCAGGGTACCAAGTAAATTTTGAAACTTTTAGTAAACTACATGATGTGTGTTTAGTTGATAGTAGTGTTACTGAAACTATTTCAACAGCTACGGAAAGTGAGTTAAATACTGTATTAAATAAATATAAATATGTTGCTTTGCCATCTAACACAACACTTACAATAAATTTACCTTCAGGTGTATTTAGTTTAACAGCTACACTTTCATTACCACAATTAGGTGGTAGTACTATAACTCTAAATGGTGTTGCACCTACATCATTTACTATCACTGGAGCTGGAAGTGTAACAGGTTCAGCAGGTAACTGGTCTGTGCCTATAAATTTATCCAATGCAACTGGTATAGCTGTTGGCGATTATGTTGGTATAGATGGTGATGTAGCTGGAACAGGAAGTTGGTATTGGATAGCTGGTTGTTGGAAAGTTACAGCTGTATCAAGCAATACAGTTACGGTTAAGAATACAGCAAGGTTTTCTTCGGTTCCTACATTTACTTTAACAGGTGGTACTCTTTGGAAGTTTAATACAGTTTTGAAACAGACAACATCAGGTGCAACGGGTGTAAGTTTAGTTAATTTACATGAATTTTCATTAAATAATGTAGCAATAGTTACAGATAATGGTAATGGAATAGGGTTACAGATTTACAATTGTCCTAAAGTTAATGTAAGTAAAGTTGGGGTGTGTAATTTTAATAATAATTTAGAGTTAGTAAATGGAACATCTAAGTTAGTATTAAATGGTTTTTTAATGATTAGCGGTGCAGGTGGTCATGGTATTATTTTTTGGTGGGGAAATTGTCAAATACAAGGTAGTGGGAATTATTTGGTATCAAATGGAAATTCTTGGGTAGGGTTGATTAATGGATATAATAATTGTTCAGAAATAAAATTTATATCTTGTGCTAATGGTACTAATGGTTTTAATGGTGTTATGTGTAATGCGTATTTTTCTAATATCATTGCAAAAGATAATGTTTCAACTGATATTAGTGTCACTAATCAAGCCAGAGTTGTTATGCCTTCATCATCAACTTATGGGACAATAAGCCCTGCTGTAAACACATGGGGCAATATAAATTCATATATTGCAACTTATTAAAGGAGGAATTAAAATGGCAAAAGATAAGAAGTGGTTAAGTAAGTTAGCACCTAAACTTAAGAAAGGTGCTTTTACAGAGTATTGTGGAGGCAAGGTTACAGATGAGTGTATTCAGAAAGGGTTAAAGAGTCCTGATGCAACAACACGCAAAAGGGCTGTTTTGGCTAAAACTTTTAGAAATATGAAACATAAATAAGGAGGATTTTATGCTACTTGTTTTGAAAGAAGACAATTCTGTTTTTGCGTTGCATGATGATGTTTTAGCGGATATGATTTGTGAAAGGTATCCTGAAAATTATAAAGTAATTAAAGTATCCACAGAAACATTAAATACTTTAATGGATAAAACTAAAACTTCAGGTAATGAATTTAGTCCTTTTGCTGGTTTAATAAATTCTGTTTTGGATTTAAGCTCGTTTGAATATGAAGATATTTCAGCTGAATATCAAATAGAAAAGGCTAAAAAAGAAGGTGCTGTTTATACTTTGAATGGTGTGGATTATAAGATTTCTTTGACTTCAGATGATGCTGTTGGTTTGATGCAGATAAAGACTGCGTTTGATTTGGGTGTTCCAAAGACAGTTTTGTATTGTGCTAATGGAACAAAAGTTCCTTTGACACCTTCAGATTTGATGCCATTAGCGCAGTGGTTTACACAAAAAAGGAATCAATTTTTTGTTCAGTAGGGTTGTATTATGACTTGGGTTAAGAAGGTTTTAATAGGTCTTGACCAATTAGTCAATGCCATTTTAGATGGAGACCCTGATGAGACTATTTCCTCGAGGGCTTATAAAGCAAAGTTAGAAGGGAAATGGTGGGGTTTTGTGTTGTGTAAAATCCTGAATTTCATTGATACAGGCCATTGTGAAGAGTCTGTTGAATGGGATGAGGGTGAGTCTAAACAGGAGGTGTTGAAACATGAAAAAGGTATTTAGTTTTAGTATTTTGTTAGGTTTAGTTGCTTTGGTTTGTAATAATCTTCAGGCTGATTCAATGACAAGTTATTGTTCTTTGGATGGTAAAGAATTGAATGGTGTTTATGATAGTGTATATTTTACCACTACACCTATTAGATGCAGTGATGGTATTAAACAATGTTATACTACTTTGTTTACTACTCCAGATAAAGAGAACTATCATATTTACGATGTGAATTTTGATTGTGATAATTCGACAATGGTAGTTAATGGTGTTAAATGCTTTTATAATGATAATGATTCTACGTTAATTTGTGTTCTTGCAGATGATAAGGATTTTATATCGTTTTCAGATAAAAGCAGAACTTTTATGTATCCTAAAGATACTCCTGTAATGAAATTTATGGTTAGGTGAATAAGTATGCGTGACACATATTTGGCTATAATAGATGATAAAGCTAAACATTATGGAGTAGATAGTGCGTTAATTAAAGCTATCGTAGAAGTTGAAAGTTCTTGGGTGGAAACAGCTTTTCGATTTGAGAAGAGTTTGTATGAAAAATACACACAGAAACCTGACTCATTCAAAGTTGTTCCACCTGAGACTTTGGATTCTACTTTAGTTTTGTTATCTTCTTCGATAGGATTGATGCAGTTATTAGGTTCGACTGCGAGGAGTATAGGTTTCAATCAAAGGCTTTCTTCTTTGTTTAATCCTGAAGTTAACATTGATGTTGGTTGTAGGTATGTAGCAATGTTGTGGAAAAATTATTATAGTAAGTATGGTCTTAAAGGTGTAATTTCAGCATATAATGGAGGTAAGCCATTGGTTAAAGATGATTGGACTTTTGTCAACCAGGATTATATTGATAAAGTTTTACTTGCTATGACACAATATAATGGAGGTAAATAGTATGGGATTTTTAGATTGGTGGCAAGTATTACATAAGGGTTATGAATTATCTAATGCTGCTGCTTGGAAAAATGTGCAAAATGCTATCAATATCATAGCTGGTATTTTATTTATTGTAGTTCAGAGTTATCAGTTACCTATTGATAAAGACACAGTTAATTTATTGGCAGGTGGTATAGTTGCTGTAGTTAATATAGTTTTGACTGTAGCAACAAG